TGCCTCATGGGCCAGACCTTCCACATTCCAGTTCTGAGATTCGGTTGGAAGAACTGTTCACTGGTGGGCATCCTTTCAAGCCCGAAGGTGGTGAGCCTCCTGCTTCCGCGCCAGAGCAACCCGCTAAAGACCCATTCTGATGGCAAAGAACGGCCCAAGAATAGAGGTTCATCAAAACCCAGTTGCTTTCAATTTCAAGAAAGCTCCTGATGATGAATCCGTACTCAAGCTGATGCACGAGGTTAATCTCTACCTTCAAGCAGGGGGCGATCCGCGCCTCCTGCACCATCAGCATCCTGAACTAATGTTGTCCACTAACGTCTTGGTATCCACAAAAGTGATTGATCTGGGGACTGAAGTACAAGTCACGAATCTCAAGCTGGACTTGCCCAAGCCAAAAGCAGGAAAGGAGGAAAAAGAAGATGAGCAAGAGTCTTAGCAATGCAGAGTACCATGCGGATGAGCGATTAGGTCGCTCGACCGCATGGAAGCTTGTCACTACGTGTCCAGCAATCGTTAGGCATGAAATGCTCAACCCTAGACCGACTGATTCGTTAGCTCTGACTATGGGTAGTTGTACGCATACCGCCACCCTTGAGCCGGACTTGCTGGACAAGGAATTTGCCATCAAGCCCGAAGAGATCGATGGCAAGTCTTCTCGTACTAACCACTATAAGGAGATTTTCGAGTCCATGCAGTCGAGGAATCCGAACATTCAATGGTTGAATAAGTCGGACTACAGGACTTGCGTGGACATGGCAGAGAGCGCGAGAGAACATCCATTGCTCAAGACATACTTGAGCGACCAGGAGACAATGATTGAACAGACGGGGTTTTTCGAGTGCAAACAAGTGCAATGCAAGGTACGACCAGACTTATTCAACCCCGGCGCGGGTGTGGCAATCGACATTAAGACCACCCAAGATGCGAGCGAGGCGGGATTCCGTAAGTCGATCAGAAGATTTGGATATGCTTTCCAAGCGGCATGGTACTTGAATGCCTTGCGAATACTTGGACTCAAGCCCAAGCAATTCGTATTCCTTTGCGTGGAAAAAACACCACCATACTTGACTGCAGCATATGAAATATCGACCGCAGAGGTTGAGCGCGAACTGATCCGCGTGCATGATGCTTGTGACACTTATAAAAAGTGCATGGATACTGGAATATGGCCCGGCTATGGGGACGAGATAAAGACCCTAACTCTGGGCAATTTTGCAACCAATGGTTTGCTGTCCATCTCCCAGACTGCTGAACATTTCAACGTCAGTAGAACATGGGTCTATCGGATGATCAAGACGCACCAGATACCCACATTTGCGAGAGGCAAAAGAAAGATGTTGGACATGACTGATTTCAAGAACGCTATGAGGTGGGATGCGGGAGGAGGAAAAAATGGGAAAACGACCTAAACAAATCCAACTGGTTAACAGCATGAAAGCCCTAAAAATGACTGGGTACTGCAAGGTAGACTCGCTCTACCATAAGTATAAACTCGGCTTGCTCACCCGCTACGTCGCAAAGGAAATCGGTGGGCAAGGAGCAAAGAAATATTACTGGTCAAAGAAGCAAATCGACAAATTGATCGAAGACTATTCCGATTATGGAAGGGAGCTTATCGATGGTTGATTCACGTGCCAAAGGAGCTAGGTATGAACGCCAGGTTGCTAGATACTTATCGGAGAACGGATTCCCGTCACGGAGGGGTCAGCAATTTTCCGGCTCGCCAGATTCCCCGGATGTAGTATCCGACGAGTTTCCGCTCCACATAGAAGCGAAATTCGTAGAGAAGCTGAACCTGTATAATGCTTTCAATCAAGCAATTAAGGACGCAGGGGACAAACCACCCTGCGTGGTTCATCGAAAGAAAAATAGCGAGAGTTTAATTACCATGCGATTGGCGGATTTCGTGGAGCTATTGAATAAGAAATCGTGGGAGGATGACGGAGAAGTTTGCGAATGATTTCGATTCAACCCTAAAAGTAGGCAATGATAGGGAGAGGGAGATCATGTCCTTTATGCGAAAGCAAGGGCATGTTCCCGTCCCTATCCCCGGATACTTTAAGGGGTATGATTTCTTTGTTGCGAATACCAAGCAAGCATATGAGGTAAAACAGGATTGGAAGTGCCAACATACTGGAAATCTGGTTATCGAGGTAGCATTCGGTGGTAAACCAAGCGGGTTGTCCATTACTCTTGCCGATTGGTGGGTCTTCCACACTGGCTATTCATATATCTTCATCCGACCAGATACGTTGCGCGATCTACTCAAGGATCGGATACCTGCAAAATTTATTGCCAAGGGTGATGAAAAGGAAAAGACTGCGCATCTCATTCCAGTAGCTCAAGTGAATGACGTGGCAGAAAAAGTTGTTGAGTTATGAATAAAAAAGAAAAAGAAAACTGGTTGCGTCATCTTAGAATGGCAAGTCGGCATTGCACCCACAAGATCAAGGAATTTACCGAAGCTAGAAAACTCATTCAAGAGGGAATAAAAAAGGTAAAGTGCAATATACCCTTGAAACCACCGGAAGACGGGATGGTTTCAGTCGAAGAATTAGCGGGATTGATAGGCAAAGGGAATTTAGGATACGAAGGCAGGTTAAAAGCGGTAAAGCGGGCCACTATCGGAATAAAGCCAGCAGGAAATGCACCCGATGATTACAAAGAGATTCATGCAACAAAAACACACGTTAGGGAAAATACCGCTGATTGGGTTGGGCAAGTAATTTATTTGTTTACGATAAGAACTCGATTTCGAGTGGAAGACGTCAGGCATTTGTTTCTACCATCTGATGCAAACCTTAACAAGTTGATGAAGACCAAGAAAAGAAAGCGCAGGGGTCTGCATAGAAACGGAGATGGCACTTACAGCTTTCGATAGAACCATGAAACTACTCGAACGCTTGGTATTTCACGTCCTTTTCCTGACCGCAATAGTTACCTTTCTTTGGATGATCCTGAGCATCATCGTTACCCTATTCTAACACCCAAATTTATGACCAAACCAAAAGAAAAAAGAATAAGATTCCCAGAACAAGCGAACAAGGTTCTGGATGAATATTGCGAGGTTTTCGGACAAACACCAGTATCCGCAATTACTCCACTAATTATCCGTTATCTATCCAAAAAACTGCACCGCGCGCGTAGGCGCGGCATTTACTCCGTAAATACTTTATCTTACAATATAGCGCCCCCTTCCACTAAAACTCCAAAAAAGCGGAAACCCAGAGCATCTCAAATTCCAGATGATTTCGACCCACCCAAAAGCATTTCCGAAGAGGTCGGACTCAACCATGAGATGGCACTCGATGCATTCATTGATTGGGCAAAGTCTTCCGGCTCGACCAAAGCGGATTGGATAGCAACCTTTCGCAATGCTTGCAGGGGATGGATACCAGATCGCTTCCCACAAGCAAAACTGAGCAATCAAACGCCAGAGAATTATCTTTGATGGATTACGTGCTGGCAGAAAACGCAGTCCTCTCATCAGCAATGAGGGATGAGACTGGTCGAGCATCAGCAACCATGCTCGAACACCTTATCGAGGACGACTTCTCATCCCCGGACAGGCAACGAATGTTCCAAGTGATCAGGAAGCTTGCACCCGATTGCAATGAAGTGGACGTGATGATGGAACTACCCGACCTGGCAAGCATGATAACCGAAGTATCAGAGCTATACGGTGGGGGAAGCGTCAACCGATACGTGGATCATCTAATCGAGCATAGGAATCATCGAGCGGTCGAGCTTGCCCTGCTCCACGCCAAGGATGCAAGCAATGAAGGGAAGGGAGCGGAAGAGATTGCGAGCAAGTTTACAAACCAAGTCGCGCAAGCCCTGACCAAGCGAAAGGGACAAGTGGGTATGAAAACCGCAGTCAATGAAGCCCATGCAAAGATTCTCGAAATGGATGCGGGTGGGAGTTCTGCAATATCCACGGGTTTCTCAAAGCTTGACGACAACCTCATGGGTGGCTTCCAAGATGGCTGGCTATACACGATTGCCGCTCGTCCGGGGGTGGGCAAGTCCGCCCTTGCCATTCACTTCGCTACCCAAGCGGCAAGATCGGGTATCCGATGCTCTTACTGCTCGCTAGAAATGAGCGCAGGACAACTCGCAGGCAGACTGCTCACTTCCGTATCAGGCGTACCTCGCCCAAAAGGAAAAGGCAGTCTGACGCATGAGCAAAAGACCAAGCTTGAACGAACGACCCAAGCACTCAAGGGTTGGCCAATCACTTTCAAGGACGATACGGAAAGCACGGTTGAAAGCTTTGCAGGATTCGTTGCTCAAGAACGCTTGCTTGGCGATCTTGGATTAATCATCGTGGACTACTTGCAACTGCTCAGTTCTCCCGGTCACGATTCCAGACAGCAAGAAGTCTCGCACATTACCAGACAATTGAAGAGCATGGCACTCACTTATCAAGTACCAGTACTTGCACTAAGCCAGCTTAACAGGGCATTGGAGAGTCAGAACAGAGACCCCGCTCTTTCCGATTTGCGGGAGAGCGGGAGCATAGAACAGGATTCCGATGCCGTCATCCTTCTCAACGTCAAGGAAAGGCTGGAAGACTTCAACGACGTCATAAAGCTCAACCTTGCAAAGGCACGTGATTGCGAGACCGGAGTGATTGAGATACTTTTCTCAAAGCGTACTGGTCGATTCTCAGCTTATCACGCACCGCGCTTGAATGATAACGAGCAACCAAAGCCAAAGAGCGGGTGGATGGGGTAGATGCTATTCTTTCATCCTTCCGTTCCTCGTAGCATCCCGCAAGCGATTGACGTTGATTTGCGCATAGTCGGCAATCACTCCCCCTCTCCCATCGCGCTCATAGTAATCATAGTCCATGCTCATCCACGGGTCGAAACTGAAGGACGATCCGTAATGCCTGCCGCGTGACTTGTGATATGCAACCTTTCTCCTCTCTATCCGCTTGATAAATCGGTTGGAACATCCGCATGGGGTAGCTATTTCCGAAAGGTCGATCTCCAACCTTCTCATCTTTTGCGCGATCTTTGGTATTTCCCGCCATACTCTCCAGACTTCCTGACCTCCCCGGAACTTGCACCATTGATCAATTGCGCTTTCCAGCCTCAATGCATAATACCTGGCTCGTTTCATCGCTTGCAAAGTACTTGCCGGGCAAGGGGCTTCCCTAACCGCTTTCGCTACGTGTGATTGGATCATTGCCTATGCCTTTCTCGCTTCCAGAGTCTTGTTTCTCAAATCAATCTCATATACGAAATTCACGTCACCATGTTGCCCAGTAGTCGGTTCGTAGTTTCCAACCTTCCAGTCATCATAGCCCGATTCACGGGCAAAGTCGGTACGCCGGGCTTGGTAGTCCTCGTTTCCCTTTACGATCAACCACCCTGCAAACTGGCTTGCGTTGTCCCTCAATTTTCCATCCCTCAATTTCTGCATGATAGGCTCAAGGTCGGGCAGTATGGATTCCGGGTATCCGTCATGGTGTCGATAGAACCATAACTCTTGGTAACCATCCTTCACCACTA